ATTCATCCAGCCTCGTAAAGCATTAACCTGGCCACGCATATTTTCAAGTAAATTTATTTGATCTTTAATAGTTCCATCTTCGTTATATGTGACCATCTCAGTTAGATTCACTTTATCAAATAAGCCCCAAGTATTTTTGATAGCCTCTACACGACTGTTGAACGTTTGCTCATAGGCATCACGTAAAGCTTTTTCATCATCTAGAAGTTTCTGATTGATGTCCTTCATTTTCGAATAGTAATCATCAGCAAGTGATTTTATATTGTTATACAAGCTCAGCTTCTTATCGTAGATTAGTTCTTCATAAGCAATCTGCTCTGCAGAACCAACCTCATAGCTTTTCATGTAATCCTCGTAGGCTAGTAGCTGTTCTTTTAGTGACATCTTCCCGTATTTTACTAAGGCATCTATCATATTTGTCTCAGCATTAAACTGATCCTGCATGGCATTCTTATGAGCAGTTTTATATTTGTTGAGAGCCTTAATTTTTTCGTCTGTACCATCCTTGAAAGCTGTTGATGCGTATTTCCAGTAAGCTGCTTCTTCTGCAGCACTCAAGCTATATAATTCCTTTTGCAAGTCTATATATTCTTGGAGTGACTGTAGTTTATCAGCATTGAGAGAATCATTGACCTTCTTGGTTTCTTCTGCAAGCTTCCGTTGGATTTCAAGTATTTGGTTATTTGCATCACGTTGAAGCTTGGTGATCTCAGCATTTCCGACTTTAACTGTCTTACTTTTTCCTTTAGTTGCTTTGCTAGTAATGCCATTGAGGTCCTTCGCCAACTTGTCTTGGATTTTATAAATCTCTTGAGCTGCATTACGATTTAATTCTTTAATTTCGCTATTATTTTCAGAAATGGCACGACTAACAGCTTTTTGGGCACCTTCAATTTGTGCCTGTGAAGCTTTTATTTCTCTAGAAAAATCAGGGAATGTAGCTTGTGCCATCTCTTTTGATGCAGTTCGCACAACATTGATATTATCTAAAATCCCCTTAGCAATACCTGCTGGAATCCACTTAGCAATCGCGGCCATTACTCGAGAAGGAGAATGGATGCCGAGTGCATCTTTTACCCATTGAGGTATTTTATCTGTGAGCTTACCTAGCGCTTTAGCTACTGAGTCAAACATAGAAGTGATACCTTCAATTAAACCGTTTATGATATCTACGCCTATTTGCCAAACCTTATCTATAATGTTACCGAATGTCTCAACAATAGTTGTACCAATTGATGAGGCTGTTTCAACAATTGTATCCCATGCAGCTTCCCAATCACCTTGTAGGAGAGACATTCCTGCAGACACAATGCCTAATACTAAATCAATTGCTATTTCAATAATTCCTTTTATCAAGTCCCATGCAGCACTAAAAATTTTAGTAATTACGTTCCAGGCTGTTTCAATTACTATACCGACGAGCTTCAAGTTGTTTGCGATAAAGCTATAAATAAATTCAAATGTCGTTTTAACAATTGAAGAAATGGATTCACCGTGTTGTTCCCAAAACTGTTCGAATTTCCCCAGTATCTGTTTACCAAATGCTACAACTTCCTCGAGTGCTTTTGAGATAGTATCATATACTGCTTTAAAAGCTTTAGATGTTACTTCTTTTATGGATGTCCAGGCTTTATTAACCAAGGCCCGGAACCAATCCACCTTGTTATATGCAAGTACGAGAGCCGAGATAATTAAACCAATTGCGACTACTGCTATACCTACAGGTGTTGTAAGCCACGCAAAAACAGCGCCTAATTTGGATATATGTCCCCAAACTTTAGTAACAATTTCAGTTACTTTTGTGGCAATCGCTGAAAAGCTTGATAAATGCGGTAGAACACGAATAATAGCAGCAACAAGATTCCCGAAAATCGAAACAACCGATATGACTACAGGTGCTAATGCAGAGATAACGCCAAGTACTACTGGGAATAGAGCAACTAATTTAGCTGCAGTTTGATTTGTCTGTAATAAATTATTAAACCATTCCAAAAATGAATTAGCGACATCCAAAACAATTGCGCCAATAGGAGCGAATGCAATACCTAGATTAATAATCAAGTCCCAAAGGTTACCTAGCAATGCTAATACTGCTGGTGTAGATTCTTGGATAAAACTTAAAAATTGTTGGAACTGCTGATTTTCACCTAATGTTTCAGCCCATGCCCTAAAGCTTTCCATCATGCTTGCAAGACTTGTCATGAAGCTACCGCCCATGTCACTAAATGCTGAGAAGAAGGCGATAATTCCCATTGTGAGATCTGCAAAAATTTTAGAGATAACAGGCATATAGGTTTGTACATAACTTATAAACGACTGAAATTTCTCAGATTGACTTAAACCATCAGCCCATGAGGCAAAGGATTGCATCATACCATTAAAGTTTTTGGACCACGCCTCAGCTGCAGGTGCAAGTGCTGCTATCAAACTACCTAGCCCAGCTATAAGATGACCAATACCCGCAACAAAATTTTCAAAAATTGATGCACCGTATTTATTGAACGTATCAAAAATCTTTTGAATCGGTTGACTATTGATAGATTTATCAAAGGCACCCATCAACTTGGCTGCGCTTTTAGCTACAGATTCAATCATAGGCTGAAGAGATTTTAATATTTTTTGAGCACCTTGCATAGCGCTCGTAAATGCTTGTAATACTGGTTTCTCTGTAGCCTTAACTAAATCATCATAGGTACCTTTAAAAGCGTCCCATGAAGCTTTTGCTCGTTGTTGTTCAGCATTTAACTTAGCTGTCTCATCAAATAATTTTTTTATAGTCGGAATGGCCACAGCAGCCAAGCCACCAAAGCCTAATGCTGCAATACTTAATGCACTAGCTAATATCAACAGTTGTCCTGCTAACACACCAATCATGACACCTAAGGACCCGATTAACCCTACCAATACCGATAAAAATTGTGATAAAGCAGGTATTAATGAGAGCAATGCACCACCGATAATTTGACGGCCAGCCTCAGCAAATGCTTGTACAGTATTTGCGTATGATTTCATGGCATTGGTATAGTCAGCCCAAATCTTAATGACGATGTTTTTCTTTAATTTTTTCGATTGTCGTTCTACAATTACTACGCCACGTAAGAAGCTAGTAATATCAGCATGAATGTCAATTGTGACATCTTTTAACGCTAAAATAGCAAGCTTTACTTCATGGATAGCAGCAATAACCTCACTGAAATCTACATCGATCTTGATATTGCCACTTTGACCTGATAATTGAGCTATTAACGCTTGGATTTGTGCATAATCCATCATAAAACTACCAAGAGATAGTTCAACTTTAACTTTTACCCGTTCGCGTTCTAAGGCATCGATTTCGGCTTGTATCATTGTTAGTTGTGTGTAAAACACTTCTGCATCAAGTAATACTCTAACCTTGATGGTCTCTCCATCCATGTCTTGTGCCAATGCCCTGACTTGTAAGAGATCTCGCATAAAGTCGTTGAGTTTAGCATCAATTTCAACAGTCGCCTCAGTAGCATCTAGTTGTTGCAATCTCGCTTGTACCTGTTGCACTTTCGATATAAATTCATTGATAGAAGCATTGATTTCTACAGACACACCTGTTGCAAGTTCCCTCATTTGACGGTCAACTTCTGCCATTTTTCGTTTAAAACTATTAATATCGGCATCTACTTCGGCCTTAAAGCGCTCAACTGGCATACACTCACCACCTCTATGATTTCTTCTCGACAAGCTGCCAATTAAATGTTTTTAACTCTTTGCGCATTTGGTCATACAACGTAAAGTCTAATTTCATCTGCTGTTCATTTTTTGAGCCAGCTAGAACTTCTTTACGAGCCTTTTCTGCATCAAAGTATTTCTTAGGAGGATTTTCTTTCCGAGATTTTTTCGGCTTAGAAACTACACCAGCAATCCAAGCAGCTTGAATTGCTCGCTCATGATCATCAATTTTTGCTAATTGAGAGCCTTGCAAGAAATTACGGTACTCCCTAGGTGTCCATGAATAGATTAGACCTATATCATAGGTACCTAGAAACCTAGCACAGTTACGTTCAAAATCATCATAGGTTAAGCCGTCTGTTTTTCCTCGAATAGATCGCGACCAGTGATCTCCTTGTAACCCTCGGACATACGTTTCATCATTAGAGTTGTTTTCTGTACTTCTTCCTCGTCCTTCTGCTTCATTTCTTTTACGAGCAGCATATTCTTCTTGAATTTCGTCAACTCGTTTCGAGAAAAAGCCGATTCTTCGATTGCCTCAAACACTTCTGTAAACATAATGGTTGCGTCATCATCAGCATTCATACGCTCATCGATTGCTTCTAAAATTTCATCTTGTGTTGGTGCCTTTTTTGTTTGCAATTTAATCGTTGCTTCCCAAAGATGTACCAGCGCTTCAACATCCTGCTCAATCAGCTGTGGTAGTACCTTGGAGATTCCACCCGATAGTTTATCTTTTTGCGATTCACTGTCTTTTGTTTTTGGTTCCGGAATCACTTTATTTAATAATTTATCAAGCATAATAGAGCATTTTAATGTGTATTCCTTCTCTTTAACTGTTAATGTAGCCATTTCTTTTTCCTTCTTTCTTTTTGATTTTGGACATAAGAAAAAGACGAACCTAAGCCCGTCTTTTATAGATCAAGAAACTGTTACTGACACTTTATCAGTAATTGTAGGATTGTCCTTTGATGTCACCGTAATTGTTGCGGTACCATCTGCTACAGCTGTCAATAATCCATTTGGTGAAACTGTAGCCACATCTTTATTTGATGATGCATATGTTACAAACTGATTTGAAGCATCAGCTGGTGTAACTTCTACACTTAGTTGTTGCTTATCTGTTGGTGTTAGACTGAGCGTTTCAGGTGTCACTGTAATACCAGTAACCTTTGTTTTATTAACAATGTTACTAGAGTCACCAGTAGTATCGCCCGGCAGTTGGAAGCCGTATTTCGCAAAATTAATAAGACCTGGGGGTAAATCCATAAATACACCTTCTACTGACTCAATTTGCACAGTCATAGATGAGCTTAATTCCTCTAACCCTTCTACTGGGCTAGATGTTTCAAACGAATCCACTACGGCAAAGGCAAACTTAGCATCGTGGGTACCTTCATCATTCTTTTCTGTTTCTACTTCCCACACTTTCAGCTCTTTACCATCCTTAATTGCACGATAGATAGCTTTCTGCCCAGCATCACCTTTACGCCCATACATGGACAGTTCCATCGTTTCTGTTAAGGTACCAATAGCTGATATTGAGCCCATTTTTGTAGCTTCAGTAGAGTTATCTCGTTCTAGGCTGTGTGAATAATCCGTCTGAAAGCCCGGTACCAAACCATCAGCTCCTAAAACATTATCGGTTGGTTGTACCAAAATAATTTTTACCATTGCGGATCCTCCTATTTTGTTTTTAATAGTTTGTATTTATAAGTAATTACACCATGCTTTTGTACATTGTCGATATCGTCAAAGACACGTGGTTCACGCGGCTTGACCTGCAGGATTTCATAAGATGGTAATTCAATCCTATACTTAAGTGCCTCATGAACAGCATCTAAGATTTCATAAACTTTTGCATTGCCATACTCGCCACTTGTTTCTTGATTGTGATATACATGTATGGCTATTGTTTCTTCAGCAATATCCTCAACTTTCACTTCCTGGTCGATATTCAATAACGGTTCACCAAGATAAACATAAGGAAAAGGCGTTTGCTCCGTTACATGATCGTATACACCTGTGACCAAATTTAAAAGCGATGCATCATTGGATAACCGTTGATACACCGCCGTTTGCAATTCTAAAAATGGTAGTGCCATATTGTCACTTCCCTAGCCTTCTAAATTCTTTAATGAAATAATCAGACGCCTCATCTACAGCTTGTTCCCAGAAGAACTGCGCTCGTTGACCATGTGTTAGTACAAAACGGCCCCAACGTGTATTAAAGTACACCCAAGGAATTTTCTTCGCACGGGAACCTCCTGGACCTTGTGCATAGATGCCAGTCCCGTAGTTTACGTAGATGGCGTAAAAAGCTCCGATTTCTAGTTTTGCACCGTACCCATCAGCATCAAATGTTACGTTTATGGAATCGGCCATTTCACCAGTTTCATGTGGCATTCTAGCTTTCAACTCTTTTTCTAATAACAGAGTTGTATTTCTGATAATACGCTTTATTTCATCGATGATGTCATCTTGCCACTTTTTAAGAGCTCGCTCTACACGTCTATTTCCTCGCTTTGTGATACCCATTACTGTACCCTCTTCAATGGCAGACGCATGACTTCATGCATGCCGCCCTGGTCCTCTGCATCACCTGCAGCTGTGTACTCGATACCCTCATACTCTATCCTTGCTGTTAAAGGTATTAATTCTCCATAGGAAAAATAAATATCTCGATGGAATGATACGCCAAGTTGTTTCATCTCTACTAATCTTGATGATGTTGGTGTATCTACAAAACAGTCAAGTTCACCTGTTTTAACCCATTTCTTTGCAGAACCGCCAGAGCCGTTCGAAACTGACTTTTCTTCATTAATATTCACAGTATGAGGGAACTCATCCATAGGGTCGAAAAACATGGAATCTCGCCTTTCTATAGCGTTTTAATAAATCCGTAATAGCTACAGGCATATCATTAAAATCAAATGAGTAAGAAACAGATCCCATTTTTCGTGACTTTAATCCACTGGCGCCACTGAAAAATGGTACTGCTTTAGCCAAAAATAATTTGACATTTGGTGGCATGTTTTCAGGTGTGAAACAAGTATTATAGTCCTCGTTCACTTTATCAAGCATCACTGGTAACATAGCTTTGTAGTAATCCGTGTTTGGCTTTTTAACTTGACCTAAAGTTGCATAATACCTCACATCATCATCTGTGACATCCCACATACTATTCACCATCTTTCGCGGCTACAGCTTTGGTTGTCCTTGAAGTCTTCTTAAGTTCTTCTACAGCACCAATAAGACCTTTCTCTTTTAATTCCTCAAGTAAATCATTGTCAACGTTCACAAGCGCTCCTGCTTTATGGGGTTTGCCATGAACCTTTGCATTTTTTAATAACTCTACTGAGTACATTCGTATCTCTCCTTTCCGTGGAATAGAAAAAAGCGACTACTGATCAAGTCGCTTGATTATAAAACAGTTGCAATAAACACTTTATCTGCAACAGGGAATGACGGCAGTACGATTTCAGAAACAATCGTTTGAACATTCACAGGATGCTCTTGTTTAACAGTTGTGATAGCTACCCCAGTATTCACAATCTCAACATTAGCTTTTGTAGCACCTGTCATTAAGTCTGATTCTTCTGGTGTAGTACCATACACTGTATTGCCTAGCGTACCTGTTGGTGGAATTAATGTGAACACACCATCTGGAACAAATTTTTGTTCATCGCCAGTTTCATCGATAAACGTTTCATCATAAATTGCTACACTTAGTTTTAACTTACGTTGTAAATAATTTTTAACATCATCGTTTGTTAAGATGATGCTTGTAGCTCCTAATGGATTAAGGTCTTTTCGAATAGACTCATGAGCAGCTAAATGTGCAAACGTTGCACTATTCACAATAGCACGTGCTCCATTTGCTAGTTTTACAGCTTGCATCCAACGCATGATATCCTGAATTTGAGTTGAGTTAGGATCTGACCATACGTCTGTTCCTGTTAGCACTTCAAATTGTGATGGATCAAATTCATAATCATAATCGTATTGAGCACCTTCAGCACCGCTGTCAATAGAAATTTTGCCTGTTGTTAGCAGTTGCATACGCATACGTTCAGCAGTAGCATTTGCCCCATCAACAAGTGCTTTCTGGTCGTCATACACATGCTTTAACACTGCCTCAGCCAATTGAGTTTGACCACCAGCTAATAGAGTGTTGACTTGTTGACGTTCCTTCTCCTTCACATTC